TCTCCCGATACATCCGATCCAAAACAGGCTTCACTTCAGAATCAACAGCCTCAACCCACCAGCCCTGATCCCACAAGTCCTCATACATCCCATCAGACTTCGTGACTCTCGCCCTCAACTTCGCTCTCACATCATCAAACGCAAAGCCAATAGCACGCCCAACCCTATAATTCCACAACGCACGGTCAGCATCAGATAACAGATACGACCCGGCCATCAGATAGATTCGATCTGTCTAAGGCGTGCATCTGCCCAAGTCTTACCCGGATCGCCACCCCACAACGCCCAAGCGATACGCCCAGCCGATGGGTAACCTTCTTCTCCACGACGGAACCCTTCAGCATCCTTATCAACCTCATGCCGAGCGAAGAACGATGCCATCCTGCGAACAGTGTCAGGTGACAACCGAACCCTATTGGAAATATCGCGCGCTCGTGCAACACCAACCGCAGTGCCACCCCGCTTGAACTCAGCCCGCCAAGCCAAACCCCTCTCAGCTTCAGCAACCATCGCGTCCGTAGGATTCAAGTCCAGATCAGCAAGCGAAACATAAGCAGCGAGCGCCGATAGCGCAGCGCCAGACAAACGGCCCTGAAGGTTTTCATTAGCGTGCAACGCAGCCACCTGAGCTAACGCATCACGCTTCGACCCATGACACGACAACAACCGACCTGTCTCTAAACGAACACCCCACGGGGTAGATACCGGGCAACCCTGATCGTTACCAACAATATCCCAAGGCATCAGAAACTAAACATCCACTTCGCAACAGTCCACACCAACCACACCGCAGGCATCAACATGGCTATAACAAACAACCATGTTGCGAAGACAGTGAAAAATGAGACAGCCATCTTCGCCCCAGCGGGGGTTTCCCTTTTCAGGGGGGAAGGCGTGGCAGCAGGAAAGCTTTCACCGGTCATCTCGTCAAATATCCTTGACTGTTGTTCATAGTCCCACTCTCGCCCATTACTCATAGTCGTACCCTTGTCTGCTGTTCAGAGTCCATCAGTACGGCACCTCTTCATCCCAATGGTCTTTCGGTTGTTGCCATCCCGAGTCTAGTTCCCAAACACCTTTCCAAGGCCACGGTGTGGAACGCTCAATCACATCAGGCCAATCATTCTCCAGACGGTCGCCACGCCAACGCCCAACCTGCATGATCTCATTGCCATCTTCTTTCGATTCCAGCTTCAACCCGATCTCAGGCCACCGCAACCACAGGCTCGAACCATACGGCATCAAGTCACGAGTACCGCCTGACCCTTTCGGTGCGTGATGCTCAAGGATCAGCCCGAACCCGTAACGGACACGCAGATCGTCAAACACAGACATCACCTCAGAAGAAGCCTGCTCATCGGATTCTCGTGCTTCCACCCGGTACGCCTTGTAGATCGGCCCCAAGCAAACGAGTGTGGGGCGCACATGGGCGATCACAGCTTCCAGTTCAGACCTGTCACGCCTTGACCGCAGATTCACACCACCGGGCCGGTGCCATAGCCATGCTCTATCAGGATCGTATTCTTCAGCAACCGAACCAACTTGTGTTCTGATCGGATTACAAACGTCGATAATCGAATCATCAGGATTCTCAAGATCAACAATCAGCGTCCTACAAGGCGGTATCGGCGTGAACCGCAAAGGATGAATCCCCTGCGCAGCAGCAATACCCAACTGCCGCAGCAGAACCGTCTTACCGATCCCCTCCTGAGCAACAACCATCACCCGCCACCCGACACGCATCAAACCCGGAATCACCCAAGCAGGACGCTCCGAAACAGGCCGATCCAAGAACCCGTCAATCGTCCACACATCCCCCGGCACCTCAACCACATCCGACTTATGAATATCCAGCACCGCAGCATTCAACATGTCACCAAGCTCAGATGGATCACCGTCCTGCCCGTAAGACCGTTCCCCTATTTCCTTGCAAGCGCTAATCAGCTTCCTGTACGCAGCGCACTTCACAACCCTTGTCGCATACGCAGACACGTTTGACACGAACCCAGCGTTCGCCACCAATGACATAATCCCCGCAGCACCCCCATAAGCGCCTTCCCCCTCAGACAGCGTGAGCGCCCCCGTAAGCGTCGTAGCGTCCACAGGCTCCCCACGCCCATACATCCCCGCAATCGTCGCATACAGCACCCTCAGACGAGGCGTGTAGAGGTCTTCAGCGGAACACAGCGGCAATACCTCACCGATAGCCTCGTTATTCAAGATCATCGCACCAACAAGCGCTTCCTCAGCCTGCTCGTCATACGGCGGCGATTGTTCCTTCATGCTTCCAACTCCTTCAACCCGGACAACTTGCCCTGAACCAGCGCTTCATACGAACCCTTGAACCGTGATTGCCAACCAAACATCCCCGCAGACAAACCAGCACACGACTCAATGACCAGATCATGCACGACAGGACGGACGGGAACATGCCCCGAACCATTCACAAACCGCATCTGCTCCCGATAAGCCAACCAGCGCTCGGCACCAGCCAACGCCGCAGCTTCATCCGGCGCTCCAGTAGCAGCACGACACACAGCAGCCACAGACGGACGGAACTCCTCAGTCCTCAACATTGCCTGAACACCCATATTGGTTGGCCCAAACGGAAGACCCCTCAAACACTCCACATAGATCAACGCCATCTCAGGAGGGAACTTCTGCGACCACCCAAACTCCAACAACCGGACAACCTGCCCTGCCTCACCAAGGTTCATCCCTGCTCCTGAGCGTACAAAGCCATCACCTGATCCGTAGCCGACATCTTCCCGCGTTCCCCTCCAGCCTCAAAGATGTCCCTAAACCGCTCAACCCGCTCACCATCCCTGATCGCAACAAGCAGATCATCAAACTTCTTCCCATCAGGGTTATCCCCTGTATGCCACGCAGACAACGCAATCCCCCGTGCAGCAGCCACCAAGTCCTCCTCGGTGTAACCCTCGCGCAAACGGGCAGCAACAGCAGACCTCCGTTTCGCGTTCAACTTCACTTTCCCCGGTGCGCGCCCAGTCGCCAGCACCCACGCTTCCATCACCCGCTCCGCCGTCCCCGCGTTTTTCGTTATCTGCCCTGCGTCAACGAGTTGAAGTTCAGAACGAGGCGGTAAAGAAACGGATTCCGTTTCCGCGTTTTCTGTTTCGTTGACATAAGTCTTTATAGTCTTTTTATAGTCTTGACTCTTAGTACTGATAATAGGGCCTGAAAAACCGGAACCCGTTTCTCCGGCTCCGGTTATCCGGCGACGGGTTTCCAGTCCCCGGTCAATATGACTATCAGATAAGTCGTCGTCTGTTTCGACCAGTGGCCGCTCCCGAACCACAGCTTCATTCACCCAACGCCCATCCGGGCCACGATACTTTTCACGCGTGATATAGCCAGCTTCTTCAAGCTCCGCTAACGCAGCACGAACAGCATCACGACCCTCCTTGCATCGTTTACTGATCTCTATTGAGTTGATCCGCCAACCATCAGGCTTGTCCAAAAGCCACACGAGCAGCCCAGTGGCACGCAACGACAAGGCTTCATCGTTGATAGTCCGTGAGTCAATGACTGTGAACTGTTTGCGGTGTTCAACTCTGATCGTCACTTCAGTCCTTCCCTGCCGGACCCGAAGTGTGCAACCTTGACCAAGTGCTGTATGCTTGGACTCAGGAACTGACACGCCAAATGGGTATGGCGGAGGTGTCTTAGAAGAGTCGGGCGAGTACTAATCGTCCGGCTTCTTCGCGTATTGGGCTACCGACCCCATGAGTGTTTTGGACCCGGTAGCGGCAAGTGTACCAGATGGGTGTTCAGATTTCTTTCTCCACATAAACCACTCTGCCGTCAATGATGACGATGCCTTCTGGCAATATCGCATGATCCAGTATCGCCCCACGCAGATCAGCTCCGAATAGGCTTGCTCCGAATAGGTGTGCGTTCGTGAGGTTCGCTCTGCGTAGGTCGGCTCTGCGTAGGTCGGCGTTATGCAGGTTTGCGCAGATGAGGTCGGCTCCGATGAGGTTCGATCCGAATAGGTCGGCGTTTGTCAGGTTCGCTCCGAACAGAACGGCTCCCATTAGGTTTGTGTCGGATAGGTCTGCCCCGTAGAGGTTCACTCCGGTTAGGTCGGCTCGTTCCATGTTGCGGACTTCGTGTCCGATGATTGTGGTCATCCTTCGACCCATATTCTCCAGCAGAGCATTCCTACGCTTGCGATGTTTCCTACGATTGCGATTGCTATGTGAATCTCGGTCTGTGTCATACCCCTAGTATAGTCATATGAACTACAGAATCAAGTCAATATCAAACAAATATCAAGATTTCTTTCAGCACCAAACACCACACAACGGCTACCCTAAACATGTGGAACCACTCGTAGTAATCCCATCGGAACTACTTGCACTCGCAACAGACCACGAACGCGAGCAATACCGCCTATACCTAATCGACGCAGCAGTCACCACCGACGACTGGGAAACATGGCTACTCGGAATGGCCCCCGGCTACGCATCAGCCCCATTCGGTGACCACCACAAACAATTCTGGAACTGGGCATGGGAAGTAGAAACAGGTGAACGACCCCGACCGTTCGTCGCTATCTGGCCCCGAGGCGGCGCAAAGAGTACCAGCGCCGAGATGTGCGTCGTCGCTCTCGGCGCACGACAGAAACGCCACTACTGCCTATACGTCAGCGAAACACAAGATCAGGCAGACGACCACGTTGCCAACATCGCATCACTACTCGAAGACACCGAAATCGGATTCGCATACCCCGAACTAGGCGAACGAATGATGGGTAAGTTCGGATCAGCAAAAGGTTGGCGGCGCAACCGAATCCGAACCGGAACCGGGTTCACCGTTGACGCTGTAGGACTTGACTCAGCATCACGAGGCATCAAACTCGAAAACCTGCGACCCGACCTAATGGTCTTCGATGACATCGACAGCGAATCCGACGGGCCATCAGCCACAGACAAAAAGATCCGAACCATCACCCGCAAACTTCTCCCAGCGGGATCAAACGCTTGCGCTGTTATCGCCATCCAGAACAAGGTCCACGACAACTCCATCTTCGCACGACTCGCAGACGGACGAGCAGACTTTCTCCGTGACCGAATTGTGTCCGGGCCAATCCCATCAGTATGGAACCTTGAATGGGTAGAACAAGAAGGCTTGTTCAACATCGTCACAGGGCAAGCGGCATGGGAAGGCCAGCCACTCGAATCGTCACAAGCGCTCCTCAACGACATCGGACTAACAGCGTTCCTCGCAGAGTGCCAACACGCGACAGTCACGATGACCGGCGGGATGTTCGACCACATCAACTGGCCGAACCTTCATGTCACCGAAGCAGAACTACCAGTTATGAAACGCGTAGTCGTCTGGTTGGACCCTGCTGTCACCTCAAACGACCAATCAGACTGCCAAGGCATCCAATGCGATGGGCTGGGTTCCGACGGTTTGATCTACCGTCTTTGGTCATGGGAGGGGCGCACCACACCACTTGACGCTGTGATGCGTGGAATCAGAATCGCTCTTCAATGGAACGCCGACACGCTCGGAGTTGAATCCGACCAAGGCGGCGATACATGGCAAACGGTTTACCATCAGGCTTGCGAGAACTTGCGTGACGCAGGGGAACTTGAAGGATCAGCACCACGGTTCGCTTCAGCGAAAGCAGGCGCAGGGCATGGATCGAAGATGGCTCGTGCGCAACGGATGCTTGTCGATTACGAACGGAACCAGATCAGGCATCTCCTTGGCACACACCAAGTGTTAGAACTTGGACTCATGCGTTTCCCTAAGATCAAACCATACGATCTTGTTGACGCAGCGTACTGGGCGTGGGCGGACATCTCGAAGAAGACGAACAGGTCGAAGTCTCGTATCGGGTCTGCGGCTAACTCAACTATCGGTGCGTTCAACTTCAACTAAAAATGCAAGAAGCCCCTCCGTTGTGGAGGGGCTGAAGCCATCTTGCTGACTAACCGAGAAGGCAATACGTCCTTCTGTCGGCATCGGTTGATACCGCCAAATTTTTGCACCATTGGGGGTGCCTGCAACCGCCCTTGCAGGTGGGTTCCTATCTTCTGTCACCCGAGGTCTACAACCCTTGGAACACCGGAAGATTCGTTCAGCGGCGGGACTTTGTTTCAGGCGATATTCCCTGTGCTGCTTTTTGCCTGTACTGCTTGTTGATCGCAGAACCGTTGAGTTAGCAGGAAGAGCGGCGGGAGAGATGCACCAACAACGCGCCCATCTTCGCTTCACATCAGAAGCTCGTTACCTAGCCGGGAGGGGAGAGATGCACCAACAACGCTCCACCGGGTAGGGAAT